GATGAGATATGTTTATCTGCCGCAGATCGCTCTGCACAAACTGCCACCCCTACTGGTATGTCACTAGCATCTTATCGGCGTTACAATTATGTCAAGATGGTATGTGAATAACCTTGTGATCGGCTCCTGTCTTGACAGTTTTAACTTCTGTCAGGACAAGGGCGACATGATTTTAACTGTTGACCCAGAGCCGCCAATTTTTATAAATTCTGATTATGAACAGTGGCACAAAAGCTTGTTTGACTTGAGTGTTAATGGTAAGGCACCATTTTTTGATCAAGTTAAAAAAGTTAAAATACAAAACAGAACCGCTACGGTTATTTACGGCAACAACAACTTCAAAAAAATTGATTTCAAAAAATGTTATGTATTTTGCGATCACCACTTGTCTCTTGAAAATGAGATTACCTCAGAGTCCTCAGAACCCAGGACAGTCTATGATTTTTTTGAAATTTCTAAATTTGAGCCACACGATGTAGAAATGATTGAGGATGTTGATGACTTTGTTCACAAGATTGTATTTTATGAGTCTGGAAGGCTCAAAAACAAATTGAAAACTGATATTGTGACTGTCTCAAAAATTTTTTCAGACAATTTTCTAGATTTTGACTTTTCTGACACATCATGTAGATTCAAGGCTAGAAAGATGATTGAAGAAAAAGGTGTCCTTGGGGTAATTAATAGAGTTGACAAAATCTCTGGCAAAGTGTATCGTGATAGAATATGTTTGTCGTTTGTTGACAGAGTGGTCATCAACAACGATAAGAGAAAGTATAGAACTAGCAAGTATGTTAAGTTTCCAAATAGAACTTGTAAAGTAAGATGATTGAAAAAGGCTCAGAATTAACAAATATATTCCATTTAGCAGGAGTAGTACCAGTTTCAGGCGTTGAGTCTGATTTTGATTATCCTTGGCACCCATCTTTAAACCCTATTGGTCAAGGTTTTCTTGCAGTGGAGAGAGCAGTCGTTGAATGTGCTTGGGCTGGTTGTGAAACAATATGGATTGTTTGTGATGACGATACTCAACCTCTCATTAAGCATAGGTTAGGTGATTACGTTGTAGACCCTGTTAGTGTTAAACAGTCAAAGTTTAAGAATTTTTCAAACAATCACAAGAAACTTATACCAATATTTTATTCACCAATACACCCAAAGGACAGAGATAGGAGAGATAGTGTGGCATGGGCGACTATGCATGGAATGTTATCAGCTTTCATCACAAGCAATAAGATAAGTAAGTGGGTGCTGCCCAGCAGATATTTCATTTCTTTTCCATATGGTGTGTATGATCCCGAAATTGTGTATCAGCACAGACTTGATATTTCCAGTAAAAAAAAGATAGTTTTATCTTACCAAGGTAAAAGCGCTATTGATAGTAATATATACCTGTCATTCACTGCTTCACCAGAAGATTACAAAAACTGTGTCTGGCATGCTAAAAATAGTTGTACTGGTAATAATAAGTCGTTACCTCTCTATGAAAGGTGGTCTTCAAAAGACATTGACCTTAAAACTATGATGTCTGGGTACACACACGATGGTGTGAAGAAAGTTGATATTGATTGGTACTTTTCTATTGACAAATGGAACGATTACAGTTATTATTTATCATCGGAACATTTTAAAAAACTAAAGAGGCCAAATAAGGAAATTTTCAAAGCCTCTCTTTTGAAAGGAGTACAAGTTGAGTGATAGTAGAGTTAGGGCTGCATATAACGCACTGCCATCAGTTGTAAAGGAGCATGCTGGGCTTCCAGATTTGTTTTACAATCTTTCAACTGATCAGGAGCGATTCATACTAGAAATGTTTGAAAGTGATGTAATGACTATCAAGAAAGAATTACTTGATGCTGTGGATGAAATGAAAGGTCTGATTGATGAACTCTAGAACTCAAAGTTCTATTCCCTTTGTAGGTTTGCACGCTCACTCTGTCGCGGGTTCTTTGTTTGATGCTCTTGGGTATCCTCAAGAACACATGGACTTCGCATATCAAAATGGTATGGATGCCTTAGCGCTTACAGATCATGGTAACGCGAATGGTTTAGCCTATCAAGTCCTTCATGCCAAGAAGATGAAAGAGCAAGGTAAAGATTTCAAGCCTATCTTTGGGTGTGAGGCATATTTTATCCCATCCATTGCCAAGTGGAAAGAGGACTATGCGAGAGTAAAAGAGGAGAGCAAGAAGAAATCCAGTCTTGAAGATGTTCAGAGCGGTGCAACAATTGAAGATGAGCAAAATAAGAAGTTAGTAAAATCCATACTAAACAGAAGAAGTCACTTAATCCTCTTGGCTCAAAATCAAGAGGGCTTGAAAAACATTTTTAAAATGATCTCAAAGTCATATTCAAGTGAAAATTTTTATCGTTACCCTAGAGTAGACTATGCCATGTTAAAGAAGCACAACAAAGGTGTCATTGCAGCGTCTGCCTGTCTAGGTGGGGTTTATGCTGGTAATTACTGGCAAAATAGAGACAAGGGCGAGGATGCGATATTAAATGCTTTCCGCGAAACCACACAAAAGATGCAGTCTATTTTTGGCGACAGGTGGTATGGTGAACTGCAGTGGAACAATGTGCCTGAACAACACGAGCTAAACAGATACATAATTCAAATGCACACTGAATTTGGAATTGACTTGATCTCAACAGCTGACTCCCACTACTACTCACCTGATGTGTGGAAAGATAGAGAGCTATATAAGCGTCTTGGCTTTCTTGGCAAGAGACCAGAATGGATGTCCAACGAGCTGCCAGTTGATGTTGAGGAGGTGGGGTATGAGCTTTATCCGAAAAACGGTGACCAAATGTGGGAAAGTTATAAGAAGTACTCCGCAGAGTGTGGTGTCAACTACGATGACGATCTTATCCTTGATTCTATTAAGCGCACTCACAGTATTGCTTTTGAGAGGATTGATAAATTCCTTCCTGATAATACGGTTCGTTTACCTGATATGTTTGTGCCCGATGGATATACTCCCGCACAAGCGCTCTCAAGATTGTCAATTGAAGGAGCCCGTATCCGAGGCTTTGTTGATAGACCAGAATATATTGAGAGACTCAAGCGAGAAGTCAAAGTAATTGACTCTAGAGGTTTTAGCAAGTACTTTTTGACTATGAAAGCTATATCAGACAGAGCCACAGATAGGCAGCTTGTAGGTGCTGGTCGCGGTTCTGCTGCTGGCTCTCTGGTTGCTTATGCTCTCGGAATCACTCAGATTGACCCAATCAAGTACGGCCTTCAATTTGAGAGGTTTTTGACTGCTGGTGGTTCAGGTTATCCTGATATTGATTATGACGTTGCCGACCCAATGGCCCTCAAGGAAGAGCTTATTGAAGAGTGGGGCGACGACATGGTTGTGCCTATCACCAACTGGAACACTCTCCAGTTGCGCTCACTGTTGAAAGACATCTCCAAGTTTTACGGTATTGAGTTTACTGAAGTCAATAATGTTACAAGCAAAATGATCTATGAGGCTACACCTTTGGCAAAGAAAGAGCATGGTATCACTGCTGGTGTTTACAACCCAACCTTTGATGAGCTAATGCGCTATTCAGATTCTCTCAAGACTTTTTTGAAGAAGTACCCAGATGTGGAGACTCACGTCAACAAACTTTACGGACAAACAAGGTCTGCATCTAGGCACGCAGGTGGTGTGGTTGTTGGAGAGAACTTAAACGAGTGGATGCCCCTAATTAATTCAGGGGGTGTAAGGCAGACACCTTGGTCAGAAGGTCAGAACGTTCGTCATCTTGAACCGATGGGATTCATCAAGTTTGATATCTTGGGCCTTGCCTCGTTACGTATGATTGAAGACGCTATCAGGCATGTGCTTGTTAGGTATCATGGTGTTAGTGATCCATCATTTGCAGATATTAAGGCTTTCTACGAGGAGCACCTACATCCAGAGAAGATTGACCTTGAGGACACAAAAGTATGGGAGAATATATTTCATGAAGGAAAGTGGGCGGGTATCTTCCAGTTCACAGAGGCTGGAGCACAAACATTCTGTAAGCAGGCTAGGCCAAACAATATTACGGACCTTGCTGCCATTACTTCTATATATCGCCCTGGTCCATTGTCTGCAGGTGTTGACAAAATGTACGTCGGCGCTAAAGAAGACCCTGGTGCCGTAGATTATTTGAATCATCACGTTAGAGAAGTTACTGAAGAGACTTATGGTTTTCTTATTTTTCAAGAGCAGATAGCAATGCTAGCTCACAAGCTAGGTAAAGATCTGTCTCTTGATGAAGGAAACAAACTCAGGAAACTTTTAACAAAGAAGGGCACAGGCTCAGCTGCAGCCGAGAAGGACAAGATCTACGACAAATTTCGTCGTGGTTGCATTGAAAAAGGGATGAAAGAATATGAAGCTAAAGAGTTATGGGGTAAGTTTGAATATTTTTCTGGCTACGGTTTTAATAAATCTCACGCTGTCTCCTACTGCGTACTTTCTTTTCAATGCGCTTATCTTCTACATTATTATCCTGAATGCTGGCTAGCTGCATTCTTGGACAAGGAGCCAGACAAGCGGAAAGAAAGAGCTATCAATGTTGCGAAGTCATACGGATACCAGATCGCCCCTCTCAACATCAATACTTCTGGTGTGCGCTGGGAGATTAGTCCAGATGGCAAGACTCTGATTCAACCTTTGTCATCCATCAAGGGTCTGGGTGCTACTGCTATACAGCAGATACTTGACCACAGGCCTTTTGATACTATTGAAGACTTTCTTTTCAATGAGAGCATAGTTTATTCAAAGCTCAACAAAAAGTCTATTGATGCCTTGGTTCGCAGTCAGGCCCTAAATACACTTAAAGACAATAGGTTTACTGGTCTGAAACACTTCTGGATGGCTGTGGCTAAAGATAGGCCTCGCAAGCCCAAGAACCTTGAGACTAACATTGAGATGTACGCTGAAGCGGGTGACTATACTGAAGAAGAAAAGTTGCAATATTTAGTTGACTTAACTGGCTTCTTCCCGTTAAACTTAGTTGTGGATGAGCACGTACAGAGAAGACTTGATGAACTTATGGTTCCTCCTATATCAGAGTTTGATCCTGAACTACAACTGGCGTGGTTTATCCCACGAGAGGTTGTAAGAAAGAAGACTAAGAATGGAAAAGACTTTTACATCGTAAAGGTCATAGATTCTAACTCGGAGCAGACTTCTATTAAGTGTTGGGGCGTAAAACCCGACAAAGACAGAGTATTTTTAAACAGGCCTTACTTGGCCAGACTTGATTGGAGTCCTCAGTGGGGCTTTAGTACGAGATCACTATCACATAATTTTAGGATGCTAGCATGAAGAAACATAAAACAATTTTTTGCGACATTGATGGAACAATATTCAAATATCGTAAGTTTGAAACATACAAGACGACAGATCCTGAAGTCACAGACATGGCCAGAGAGAGGCTTATTGACTGGAGAAATCGTGGACACATGATAATTTTGACTACAGCGAGACCTGAAGACTATCGGGCTCATACAATTAAGGAACTTGCCTCAAATGGCATACCGTATGATAGATTGATAATGGGCATTGAGAGAGGTCCGAGGTATCTTATAAATGATATGGACCCTGGCAAGCCAGGTATTAGAGCTTTTGCTTTTAATTTGAATAGAGATGAAGGAATGAGTAAAGTTATAATTAAGGAGGAAGATTAACATGTTTGAAGGAACAGTAAAGGTTTATAGAGTTCGCGATGAGGCAAAGTTACCGCAGCGAGCACATAGCACAGATGCAGGAATGGATTTCTTTTTTGCGCCATATGATGGTACAACCGTAAGAGTAGCACCAGGGCAATCAGTTCTACTTGAGACAGGTATAAAAATGCAAGTGCCATCTGGATGCATGCTGCAGATCATGAACAAGTCTGGTGTTGCAAGTAAAAAGCAACTTATTGCTGGCGCTTGTGTTGTTGATGAAGGGTATGACGGTGAGATTTTTGTAAACCTACAGAATGTAGGAAAGGACGTTCAATACATTGATCCTGGTCAAAAGATTGCACAAGGCGTTTTCGTTAGAATAGAAAAGCCAGACTTGGTTGAAATTAATAAGGATAGTGTCTATGGGCACAAAACAGCTAGAGGTGATGGCTCGTTAGGATCAACTGGAACATGAGTTTTAAGAGAAAAATGATGCGCCGCAAGATGAAGGACAGCAAGAAGGAGTTTAAGTCAATTATGGGTATGTTTGACATCCTTCCTGATAAATGTAAGACGTGTGACGCACCATATGATCGTAATAATAAAGAGCAAGCAAACACATGGACCGTGGTGGTTAGGGAGTCTCAAAAGAAAGTAAATTTGTACTGCCCAACCTGTTGGAACCAGGCCAAACAAACACTTAGTGACATTGAGGATTATTTAGATGCAAAAACAGACAGTTAGTTTTGATGATGTGCTTTTGACACCACAGTATAGCGATATCAAATCTCGTAGCGAGGTTAGTATCTCCAGTAAATTGGGATATAGAATCTATTCTTTGCCCATCATATCAAGTCCAATGGATACCGTGACTGGAACAGCCATGTCTTGGGCTATGGGTTCCGCAGGCGGCCTTGGAATTGTGCATAGATACTGCTCCATACAGCAGCAAGTTAAGATGACTGCACCCAATTCTGCTGCTGCCATAGGAGTCACAGGCGACTTCCTTGAGAGAGCCCAGGCTCTTTATGACAGCGGTGTTCAGACGTTTTGCTTGGACGTTGCACATGGTCACCATGTCTTGATGAAAACTGCACTGGAAAAATTAAGAAGTCAGTTTAGTGAGAGCGTAACACTCGTGGCTGGAAATGTTGCTACTGCACAGGGATATGCAGATTTGTCTGAATGGGGTGCTGATGCTGTCAGGATCGGTATTGGTGGTGGTTCTATTTGTTCAACTAGAATCCAAACTGGTCATGGAGTCCCAACATTCCAGTCAGTATTGGATTGTAGAGATGTTGATGGAGCAACAATTATTGCAGATGGAGGTATCAGAACTGCAGGTGACATTGTAAAAGTTTTGGCAGCAGGCGCTGATTTTGTTATGTTGGGGTCCATGTTGGCGGGAACTGATCAAAGCCCAGGAGATGCTTTCCAAAATAACGAGGGTAAGAAATATAAAGTTTATCGTGGTATGGCCAGTGTTGAGGCACAGAAGGATTGGCGAGGAGAAGCCAGATCTTTAGAGGGCATTTCAACCACAATACCGTACAAGGGTTCGGTGGTTGAAATATTAGAATCGTTAGCGACAAACATTAAATCAGGGTTATCTTACTCAGGTGCGAGGACAATCAGAGAACTGCAAGCAAAGGCTAAGTTTATTGGGCAAACTGCTGCTGGGCAGTCTGAGAGCAACACGCATATACTTGGTAGAAAATGAAAAATACTTACGGAAAAGATGAAAAGAAAATTGTATTTGCGGATACTGACAAAAGACATGCTGATCTGAGAATAAGATTGAGGTATGATGGTATTACGCAAGTTCAATTTTTCCAATCAATCATAACAGGATATCTTAATAAAGATTCAAGAATTGTTGAATACATCAGATCCGTAAAAGAAAAGTTAGCAAAACAAGGAAAAAGAAAAATTAGTAAGTCTCATTCTCTTTATGAACAGGGCGAATATAACAAGCGATTATTCAAGCTTTCTGAGGAGGAGACGGAAGAAATATTTGACATTATTGCCCAGGAGTTGTATGATTGAATGTGTAAAAGAATGCAGGCTTAAAAACAAGCCCTGTGAAAACAAGACATGTAGAAAGTGGATTGATTACGAGGAGGATTTAAATTGTTGCTTGGTTACGATTGAAGACAATAAGAACGATGGTTTAACTTTGCATGAAACTGCAAAGAGGATCGGCTTAAGTTTTGTTAGAGTTAGGCAAATTGAGAAAGAAGCCATAGCTAAGTTGTCAAAACTGTTTTAACAAAATTATACTTTTTTGAAATTTTATGACTATTTACTTTGTGCACAACTATGTACACTCTATTAAAAAGTTAGGAGAAAACCATAATGAGTGATAAGAAGTTATTGAACGAGACAACGATCAGAAGGTTTTGGAAGTTAGCAAACATCGCACCACTTCAAGAATCTACCCCTTCGTACCTCCAGGAGGAGGAAGAGGAGCTTGATGAAGTTCACAGCAAAGACGATGATAAAGAAACGATGGAAGAAGGTGAGGGTCACGGCGGCAAGAAGTTTGATGCCAGGACAAAGAAGAAAGACATCCCACACGCTGGCCAACCTCAAAGAGATCTTGGTAATCCAAAGAAGAAGATGGAAGAAGTCAAGACTGATGACGACAAAGAGAAGATGGAAGAGTCTGAAGACCTTCAGGAAAAGGCTTATGCCCGTGACGATGATGACGACAAAGACAAGAAGATGGAAGAGTCTGAAGACCTTCAGGAAAAGGCTTATGCGCGTGATGATGACGTTGATGAGATGGCCAAGATGATGAAGCGTGACGACGAGGACCCAGTGAAGAAAGAGATGGACGATCCTATGGACGAGCCAGGCATGGAAGGTCCAGAGGAAGACATTGATGCTGAAGTAACAGTTCCTGAGAGTGATGTTGATGCACTTAGAAAGGCTCGTGATGTTATTGACCAGATCCTTTCTGCTGCCGACGACGGTGAACCAGAGATGGATATGGATGACGACGGTGATGATGATATTGGAGATGAACTCTCTGACGAAGAAGATGATGATCCAATGATGGAAGATGAAGATCTTGATGAAGATATGCTTGAAGAGATGATCAGCACCATCACCAACAGAGTTTCACAAAGACTCGTTAAAGAAGCCCTCATTAGAAAACTCACCAAATAGTAAAGAAAATAAATGCTTGAAAATATATTATGGTTTTTAGCAGGGGCCCTGGTTTACAGGGCCCTCTCCTATACTCTCGGCATAAATGCGGCTAGAAAAGCTGCACTTTTTGCATATGATTATGCTATTATTTTCCTTGATGCAATTGACAAAGATGTCAATAGAGCAATCACCCTTAAACACAAAGCTTTGTGGGGTGCAGGCCTCTCGGATGAAGAGATGGAATCTGTAAAGCAAGAAGACAGTAAATATTTAGTAACGTGGAGAACTAAGGTCTTGGCTAAATTTATTGTTGGGGGTCCAAGTTTGTCATTTAGTTCAAAAAACTACTTGCAATCTATAAACCCTCATGATAGACTTAGAAAGTTAAAAGATAATTTGGATAAACTGGAGGTACATAAGTAATGTCTTTGGAAATTACCGCGTGGGAAGAGCACAACGATACTACTGATAAGCACAGGTATAGAGTTCAGGTTAGAGCAAAAAAACTTGGCGATATCAGGCCAATGTTTAAAACAGGATGGGAGGTTGTCGGAGAGGGTTTTTCTCCAAGAAATAAAGAGCATATTTTAATTTTTTCTAGGGAATTTGATAACAGAAAGCAATGGGAAGCTTTTGCAAAAAGTCTTGATGTTATCGTTAAAGAAATCAAAAAAAGTGGAAAAGAAAGAGTATTTAATGTCAGAAAAGCAAAAAAAGCCCAAAAAGGTGGCTGAACAGCAAGAAAACAAGCAGATCGTAATTGTTAATAATATTCCTGATAGCTCATCTCGCATTGATGATATTAGAACTATTAACCTTTATTCAGATATTAATGAGAAAGTTTGCGGAGAGACTGTCTCAGCATTATTATATTTTAAAGATTCAGCGATTACCTTGGAGCCTGAAGATCCTGAAAACCCAGAATCTCCTATGGTGGCTATATCTAGACCAATCAACATGGTTGTGTCTACTTTCGGAGGCTCAGCAACTGAGATGTTTGCAGTTTATGATACAATGCGAATGACAAAAGATGTCTGTGACATTGTTACTGTTGGTATGGGTAAGGTGATGTCAGCTGGTGTTTTGCTTCTTGCTGCTGGTACGAAAGGTAGAAGAAAGATTGGCAAGAATTGTCGTGTCATGATTCACGGCGTAGCAGGTGGTTTTGGAGGCAACCTAACCACAATGGAAAACGAGATTGAAGAAATCAAATGGATTCAGCAACAGTATATAAAGTGCTTGGCTGATGAGACAAATTTAAGTGTTTCAAAATTAAAGAAGATGATTCGTCGGCAGGTGGATGTTTACTTATCAGCGGAAGAAGCAGTTAAATTTGGCATTGCAGATGAGATTATTTGATACTAGTTATACTAAAGGAGATTAGTTATGTCTGTTGATCAAATATCGTTTATCACGAACCTCGTAAGAGAAGCCCTACAAATTGAGCGTGATGCCCCACCAAAGTTAGATAAAGAGGGCAAGCCAGATACATTTACCCTAGCTTTGCCAAAGCTTAGAATATCAGAGCAATGGGGTAGCCCAGGGTCGGATGACCGCCAGGTTATTGAAATGTTCACATCAAAGATTCAGGGTGGTAACTTTCAACAGAAACTAGCTAGTCTTGGACAATTTGTAAACAACTGTGATGAGTCATGTTCTGATTCCAAGGACGTTGGAGAGATACTGGCCAACCTAGTGTTTCTAGAGGCGTTAGCCGCAATCATTGAGGACTTCAATGATAAGTCTGGAGGCTTCCTCTTTGAATCTTTGATTGTTGCCCTTGCAGGTGGTGGAGCAAGGCAGGTTGATACTGTTGGTGGACGCTACCAAGACGTTACCGATATTGAAATTGATGGCAAGCCAATGAGTTTGAAATTTCTTTACGGTGGCAGCAAATACCTTAAAGGGTCTGCAAAGAACCTAGAAAGAGACATAAGGGCAAAAGGTCAGCCTATGGAGTTCCTGGTCGGTGTCAAAGACAGGGACGAAGGTGGCAAGGTTCTTTCTGTGGGTTTCTACAACTTTACTGTTGGCAAAGTACAGCTTGAGGATGAGAGTGTGATTCAGGGCGAGTATTCTCCCAATGATTATGGTGTTGGCATTTATCTTCCTGACATAGTTGGCAGCAGAAAGCCATTTGCTAGGATTGATTTGGGCAGCAGAGAAAAGGTAGTCCAGGTTGCTAACAATCATGTTAGTCGCTTGGGTGATAATCTCCTAACCATCTACAATGGTATGGCAACATTGTCCAATCAAGTCAATTCATATTTCCTTGAATCAAACAAGATGTCAGGTGTAGCTGCAGCTAAGACTGCTGGTGCATTGAAAGATTCCGCAGAGAAACTTTTACAATAGGCTTGACATTCCTGCAGAATGCATTATAATATAATAAAGAAAGTGAGGTCACATGTCTAAACATTTTTCTTCTGAGGAAGAACTGAGAGATAAGTTACTGCAAGGCGTCTCTGTGCTTGCAGATAGTGTAGGGTCAACTCTTGGCCCAAAGGGTAGAAACGTAATTATCAGAGTTAAGGGTAAACCGCCCTTCGTAACCAAGGATGGGGTGACTGTTGCAAAACATGTTGACCTTGAAGATCCTTTTGAAGACGCTGCTGCACAGATTGTAAAGCAAGCATCAGCTAGAACAAACTCCGAGGCAGGTGATGGAACAACAACCTCTACTGTTTTAGCTAGTAGCATCTTTACTGAAGCTGCGTCACAGATTGATAGAGGCACTAATGCCACGGAATTGAAGCGTGGTATGGATAAAGCTGTTGCTGAAGTTATCAAAGAACTCTCAGAGAGATCTCGGCCTATCAGCAGTAAGATGGATGTGTGTCACATTGCTACATTGTCAGCTAATAATGATGTTACAGTTGGTGAGCTTGTTGCAGAGGCAGTAGATAAGGTTGGCAAGAATGGTTC